GGAGACGCCGAGATGCTGGTCGAGATTGGTTCCACGAAGGCTGACATCCGCGTGAAGGCGGTCATGTCGATGCCGCGCCTGTCGTTCACGAGCAACCACATGGCGTGGTGGAAGGCGCTCCTGCCGCTCGGCATCGAGCCGACAATCATTCAGGGAGCCTTCTGGAGCCAGTGCCTCTCGCGTGGTTTCAAGGCCGCGATCGACGAGTGCGAATACATCCTCGCGATGGACTACGACTCGTTCATGTCTCGGGAGGACGTCGAGCAGCTTTTTGCCATCACGATGGCGCTCGGCTGCGATGCCTTGGCCCCGTTCCAGACGAAGCGGGATGACGGCAAGGTAATGATCACGCCGCTCGGGACGTTCCAAGGCGCTGGAAAGACGCAGAGCGCCGGGCTGACGGCCGAGTGGTTTGGCGCTCCGGCCCAGGAGGTTGACGCGGCACACTTCGGCTGCACGATCATCTCGACGGCAGCGCTCAAGCGGATGCGAAAGCCGTGGTTTCACTGCGCTCCCAACGAGGATGGCGAGTGGGACGATGGCCGCGTCGACGACGACATGTGGTTCTGGAAGCAGTGGCGGGCAAGCGGCAATCGCGTCTTCGTCACGCCTCGTGTCGTCATCGGCCACGGCGAATACGTCGTGACATGGCCGGGGGCCGACCTTTCCACTCCCGTTCATCAGTCCACGAGAGACTACTCGGCGTCCGGCAAGCCTGCATCGACCTGGAGAGTGAGGAGCAAGGATGACCACGCAGCGGAACCTGCTTGATCGCAGTCTGGTCGAGTATCGCTCGCTGATTCGGCTGACGCAGCCGATCGTCGAGCCAGTGTCGCTTGCCGAAGCCAAGGCGCAGTGTCGCGTGGACGACACCAGCGAAGACCTGACGCTGTTCGCCACCTACATCTCGGCAGCGAGGGAGTGGGCCGAGCGGTACACGGAGCGGACGTTCATCCACACTCAGTGGCAGCTTCGCACGGACGCGTTCCCGTGGGAGTTCCGGTTGCCGTTCCCGCCGATGGCGACGGCGGCAGGGTTCACGGACGTCTCGCTGACCTACACGACGAATGTCATCAACGGCGTCGGCACGGTTGTCACGCTGCCTGCGAGCGAGGACCGCGTCGATCGGAACCAGACGCCCGGCGGGGTGCGTCCGCTCTACGGGCAGTCGTGGCCGTCCTACGTCGTGGACCGGAACGCCGTCACCCTGACATGGTGGGCAGGGTATGGCGAAGACGGCACCAAGGTTCCCGCTGCGGTCAAGCCTGCCATCCTCATGCTCGTGGCACACCTCTACCGCAATCGAGAAATGACGGCGGCTGGAGCGTTGAACATCGTCCCGATGGGCGTGAAGCAGATGCTGAACACTGTCCGCTGGAGCGGCTACTGATGCCAGTCAACGCCGGTGAACTGACGGATCGGCTGACGATCTACCGTGCCGTCCAGACACGCAACGACACGGGCGAGGTGACGCTCGCCCCTTCGCTCGTCGCAAAAGTCTGGGGTGCCGTGCGTCCGCTGTCGTCCCGCGAGCAGCAGCAGTACGGGCAGCAAGTCGGCGTCACGCTCTACAAGGTCGTGATCCGATTCCTGCCATCGCTGACTTCGGACATGTGGGTTCAGTACCGCGACCGAAAGCTGGAGATCGCTGCGATCGACGATTACGAGGGGCAGCTCTATTCGATCATCACGTGCGTTCAGCGGCACATCCCGAGTGAGGCAGGAGGCTGACATGGCAAACGGAATGGGACGTAGGCTGTCGGCGTTGATCTTCAACTGGCTGACTTCGCACGCGACCACGCAGCCAGTGATCGGCAATCGAGTTTTTCCGATCATTGCTCCCCAGAAGACCCCGTACCCGCTGATCGTGTTCCGCCGGGCAAACTCTCAGTCGCCAGCATCGCTCGGCGGGACCGTAGAGCGCCCGGTCGTGACGCTTGAGGTCAAGGTCTACGACCGAAGCTATGTTGGTGCCTTGGACACCGCAGAGAAGGTCCGCTCTGCATTGAACAAGTTTCGCGGGACGCTCGGGGGGTGTACCGTCCAGCGATGCACGTTCCTGAGCGAGTCTGACGGCGTCGAGATTCCGCAGGACGCCCAGATGCTCCCTGACTACACGGTGACGCAGTCCTACGAGATTCGCGTGGAGGACGAGGCTGCATGATCAGCATCGAAAAGCTGGCGAGAGGAATCGGGTTGAACGTCAAGGCAGCGGCTGAGGCCGCGAGCGTTGCCAACGTCGAGCCGTGCGTGATCGCGGCGGCTCGCGTCGGCGAAGCCGCTCTGCGGGCCGAGGTGGGAAAACTCGGCCGGGTGACGGGCAACTTGGCCGACTCCATTGGGACTCGGGTCGAGCGAGGTACGTGGCGAGTCGCGGCAGACGTCGGATTTTTTGGCCCCGGATCCAAGCACGCGCACCTCGTCGAGTTCGGCACGGTGATTCGGTATCGCACAAGCAAGGGCGTGTCGTCTTCGTGGAACACGCGTGGGCGGTGGGTTGGGGTCGGCGTCTACCCGGTCAACTTCGTCACCCGTGCGACGAACCTCGGGGCCATGCCCGCTTTTCGGCCGCTGGAGACGGCCCGTGGGGTCGCCACCGACGCAATGACAGCGGCGGCGATGAGCAGGCTGGCTCGCGTAGGCGAGAAAACACTGGCCGCTGCCGTGGCTTGAACTGCAAGGGTGGGGTGGGATCGGCCAGACTGAAAGCACCCCTACACAGGAGCGCCGCCCATGCCCGTCGATGATTCTCAGGGAACAGTCCTCACGTTCGCCGGTGCCACCTACGAGGCCACCAACATCGACTTGGGTGGCTCTGTGTCGATGCTCGACGCGGCCCATCTCGGGCAAGCGAAGGGGGCATACAAGCGCACCCAGCAGGCTCCACTCAAAGACCCAAAGAAGGTGACCCTGAGCATCCTCGGCACGGTCGCACCGGCCGAGGGTTCGTCTGGCGTCATCTCGCTCGTCAGCTACGTCGCTGGCGTGACTTCGCAGCAGCTTGCCGGGGCGACGGCCACGTGCGAGTCGTTCAACATCACGTGGGCGACCAACGAACTCGTCAAAGGTCAGGCGACGTTCAGCGTCGTGCAGTGACTTGGGGAGGGTCTCATGGCCCAAGACGCCCAAGGCACGACAATCAGTTGGAATGGCGTCGCGCTTGGCGAAGTCGTCTCCATCGACTACGCCTTCGGCACGGCCGAAGCCTCCGCGTACACGCCGCTCAACAGCACGAGCCGACTCAAGAAGTTCGTGCCGGGGGACGTTGACCCCGGAAGCGTGAGCGTCGTCATGCGAACCTCCACGGCGATGAGCCGCACGAACGTCGGCTTGACGGCATCGCTATCAATCAACGGCCCCGGTATCACGGAGTCGTGGTCGTGGGCGATGTTCAATGACCCTGTATGGCGCGGGACCGTGAACGCGCTGCAGGAGTATTCGGTCAACTTCAAGCTGGGAGGCTGATGTGGGGATTCTGACGCGATCGCAAATCGAGTCCATAGACGACTTGACCGCCAAGATGGTCGTCGTGGAAGTCCCTGAGTGGGGCGGGTCGGTCTATCTTCGGCCCATGAACGTCAGCGAGTTGGACGACTACAGCAACGCCGTCGTGCGAGCCAAGGAGAAGGGGCTGTCCGACTTCCGTTCGCGGCTCGTGGCCTACTGCCTGTGCGACGAGAAGGGCAAGCGTCTCTTCGGGGACGACGAGGTCGAACTGCTCGCCAGCCATAATGCCGTGGTCGTCAACCGCCTGTACGAAGCTTGCGACGCGCTCAACGACATCTCGCCACGCAAGGTGGAGGAAGTCGGGGGAAACTCAGCCGCCGGCCAGCCCGCATCTTCCGACTCAGGCTCGCCGGCCACCTCCACCGAACCCTCGATGAGATCGGCGGAATGTCAGCAGCCGAGTTCCGACTCTGGTGGGCATACGACAAACATCACGAGCCATTCGGCCGAGAGTGGGAGCAAGTCTGGAGGATCGTCGCAGCACTGATCGGCCGGAAGAACGATGGCTCGCCAATCAGGATGGAGGACGTCGCTCCATACCTACCGCCACCGATGACGCCAGAGGAACTGGCTGCAAAGGTGGCCGAAATGAGGAAGCGGCAGCAGGAAGGGTGACGAAGCGATGGCCGAGCAGAGCCTTGCATTCCGAATCACGGCCAACGCCTCTGGCATGGACGCCGGAATTGCGCGTGCGGAAAAGAGCCTCCAGCGGCTTGAGACATCGTCGGCTGCGACGTCGAAGGAACTGGCTCAGGCCGCAAAGATCACGGCGTCAGTCAGAACCCCAGCAGAGAAGTATGCCGAGAAGGTCGAAAAGCTCGACAAGTTCATGTCCAAAGGACTCATTACCCAGGAGGTGTATGGGCGCGCGGTCGCCAAGGCCGAGCAAGAAATGAAGGCAGCTGAGGCCACTGCCAGCAAGACCGCGGACTCGGTTGAACGCCTCTCCAGCAGCGTCGATGCCGCGTCCGGCAAGACGGGTGGCATCGATGCACTTGCCGACAAACTCATGGAAGCGGCCGGTGCCGCTACGAAGTGGGCGGGTGGTCTGCTTACTGCCTACGCACAGTGGCAGTTGTGGTCTGCCGTCAAGAGTCCGGCGGCGTTCGCAGACTTCGCCACGAAGGGCATCAAGGTCATCGCCACGACCCGAAACCTCGTCACGGGACTCAAGCTGCTTGGGATTGGTCTTGGCGTTGCTGGCGGCTCTGCGGGGGTGCTGTCGACGGCAGCGCTGGCTCTGACGAACCCCATGGTTGGCCTTGGTCTCGCAGTGATCAATGTCACCCGCCAGTTCTTTGCTTCGCGTGATGCCGCCTATGAGGCAGCGAAAGGCGTTGCAGCCTTGAACCTTGAGGCTGCAAAGACAGGGCAGACGTTTCAGAGCCTCAGCATCCAGAAGGCTCTTGAGTCAGGCACGGCTCGGGAGGACTTGATCGCGATGGGGGTCGCCATTTCGGCGCTCGACGTCAAGCAGTTTGACGACCTTGCCAGAGCGATGGAGAAGTCCGAGCAGGCGTCGAAGCGTCTGGAAGCGGCCGAAGCCGGTGTGACACGCACGATCGGAAGCGCGTTCATTGGCTTGCTGGAGGGGTTGTCGGAGGGCTTTGCTGGACTTCGCAACGGACTCGCTGACCTGACGGCTGGTGCCAACATGCTCCTGACGCCGATTGCTCAGGTGCTTCGTCCTGTCGGGACGCTGCTCGGAACGCTCGTCAGTGGAGCGATGCGGACGGTCGGCGTTCTCGGGTCGTTGGGCGGCGTGGTCCTTCGTGTCGCAGGGCTTGCGGCGAGCGTTCTTCTCTCGCCGTTCATCGTCGGGCTGAACAACCTCGCGGACGCTATCAAGAGCGGCGTTGGCAGCGCCTTCGACTGGGTGTCCAAAAAGATCGCGTACTTCAACTCGCTGCTCGACACGGCGTACAACTACCTGTCGAAGATGCCCATGTTCGGAAGCGTCTTCGCTTCGAACGTCGGCGGTGCTGCCGCCGGGGCGGTCATTGGCGGTGGCGGCGAGGATGGCGGCGCGGCGGCAGGGTCTGTAGAGGAAGCCGACGACTTCACTGCTGCTATCCGCCGCCAGAACGACGCTATCTCGTCGGCAATCGAGAAGGCACAAGCCTACGGCGAGGCAGGCTTCTCTGCTGCCGTTCAATACCAAGAGTCACTGCGTGGCCTGCAAGGCGAGCTTGAGGCAGGCATCCTCAACGAGACGTCCTACGGCCAAGCTGCCGACAAGGCTCGCAAGGCTTTTGAGGATCAGATCGGCACTCTTGAGGCGAGGGCTGACGCTGCCAAGAAGCTGGCCGAAGACGACGCCGAGATGGAGCAGGCAAACGATGCGGCCATGAGCAAGCAGACCAACGCGTTCTTCGCCGCTGCGGAAGCGGCGGCGGCGTTTGGTGCCGCAGGCGCCGCTGCTGCGGCTGAGTACGAGGGCGGTCTGACGTCGCTCAACCAGAAGCTGGAAGACGGCCGGATCAATGCCGCGACTTATGCTGACGAGGCCGACAAGCTCAAGGACAAGTTCAAGGGTCAAGTCGACCAGATGAAGGCGTTGGACGCGGCACAGAAGAAACGCAACGACGAGGTTGCGAGGATGGAGGATCAGATCGCCAACGCTCGTGGGTTCCAAGGCGAGGCGAAGTCGGCACTGGAGGGCAAGTCCAACGACGCGCTTGAGGTTGCCGACATTCGGTCATCCGAGGGCATGAAGATGTTCATGTCGCTGGCGTCTGGCCGCGAAGACCCGGCCATTGCCGAGTACCGCAAGAGCAACGAGACGCTTCAGAAAATGCTCGGTGAACTGAGGGCGCTTCAAGCCGCGCCGCTTGAAATCGCTGGCGCGGCAGGAGGCTGAGATGGGTGTCATCGGATACGAGGAACTGCCGCGCGGTCAAGCCCAACGACGGTTCGGTGAGCCACCCGTGTTTGAACGGAAGTTTCTCGTCAAGGTAGACGACCCGGCAACCCCGGAAACGACCGTCGTGAACGCGGTCCCCGTGGTGTATCTGGACCCGCACCCCGAGGCGGCGTACTGCAAGGCGTGGGAAGTCTCTCGTGACTACTACGACGGGAACAGGTGGGCGCACCTCGTCGTCTGGAAGTACGAGGTGCCGAAGCAGGCGAACTATGACGCCAACCCTCTGGCACGGCCGGACATCTGGAAGTGGTCGACGGGTGGAGTGCAGATCCCCGCGCTCGTCTACTACGACAACAGCGACAACCTTCGTGCCTTGGTCAACACGGCAGGGGACTTCATCGAGGGGCTGACCGAGGACGAGCCGACGCTCACGGCACACATCAGTGGAAACCGGGCGACCTACGACTACAACCTCGCTGCGTCGGTCCACGGGGCGCTCAACAATGCCCCGTACCTCGGCTGGCCGAAGTGGGCGTGGAAGGTAGACGGCATTCGTGGCGAGCCAGCCGTGGAAGTCGTCAACGAGCAGGAGATTCGCTACTACAAGGTCGAGGTCGAACTGACCGCGAAAGCATCGACCTGGGTGCTGCAACTGCCGAACGTGGGGTGGAACTACGTATCGGGCGGAAGTCGCCAGCGTGTCTTTGTCCTGTACGACCCCGGAAGCGGGGAGCCGGTCCAGAGAGTTCCTGCCTCCAATCCGCAGCCTCTCGACTCGGCAGGGAACATCGTCACGGTGTCCCCCGGCGAG